GTTGATTATGCAGAAGATGTTTGGTATTCCATCTGATAAAATCGTAGAGGTTAGAAATCCCTATGCACCTATGGAGGTGTTAGCTAATTATCCAGAAGAAACAACTGGGTTTATTAGTGTAGTAGGGGAAAAGGATGAAATGAGGTTAAGTGGTAAATACTTTACACCATATAAAGGTAAGGTAGAAATGGGTTATAGAGATAAAGGTTATGTATATGCATCACCTTCTCAACCAAACCCAATTAGTGGAACTGAAGTTAGAAATTGGTTAAAAGCAGGAGATGAGCAATCTAAAAAAGATTTCTTAAAAGCATATCCTAAATTTGATGAAAAGGTATTCAAACTGATTACTCTTAAATTAGGTAAGTTATCAGAGGATGTATTATCTGAAATAGCAAATAGTAGTGGAGTTGAATCGGATGGTGAGCCTGATTCAGGATATACACCTGATGGAACTCTAAGAATTATAGATAGAGGAAAACCTGAGCCGTGGTTAAAGCAGTTAGGAATGAAGCAAATCGACAAACCTAGAGCGGATGCAATGAGGGGGGTTGGTAGACATAAAGATAAAGAATCCCAATTCAGAAAACTATACTATAAAGTTCAAAATATAAAAGGAACTGATTTAGACCCTGCGCTTCAACCTCATAAAGTTGAAGATTGGGAACAAGTAGATAAAGGTAAAAAAGTTAAAAAAATAAAAAGATTTTGGGAATCGAAGGAAAACGATAAAGATGAAAAACATCCAAAACAACAACCTCAACCTTCTGGATTAGGGTTTGATTTTGATTCAATAGGTGAACCTTCTCCATATCTATCTCAGCCAAAATCTCCTAATACTCCTAACGCGGGTGCACTGGGTGGTATTGCAAAAGCATTGGATAAAGATTCAAACATAGGAATTGCACAATCTCATATGGAAGATGATTGGGCTCAAAAACACGCTACAATAAAGGGGCCGGTAAAACCATTTAGAGAGGATAAAATTCCAGGTGGATTAGCAAAAGGAATGACACTTAATGATATTGCAAAAAAACATAATATAAGTGTTGATACTATTGTAAAAGACCTTAAAAAAGGAATGAAAATTGAGATGGAACATACTACCGATGTTAATGTAGCAAAGGAAATAGCATTTGACCATCTCTATGAAGACCCAAAGTATTACGATAAGTTGGCAAAGATAGAAAAAGGAGATGTGAACGAATCACATAGTGGGGCAGATGCTAGTTCGGTAGGAACTGATAGTGCAAATAGTACTACTGGAACTGAACATAATATAAGTTGGGATGACTATGATGACCAGGAATACTATATCATAAATCTTCCAGGTTGGGATGTAATTGATAAAACTTCTTCTCAGTTAATGGGCAAGGATATTGTAGACAGAGTATTACCTTTGCATAATCATAGAGGAGATGAAAATGGAGAACCAAATCACATTAGACTTAAAAATGCGGTAAAACCATTAAATACGGAAGGTGTTATAGTAGAAATAAATGCAGGATTATATGGTGGAACAATTAAAATTGGTGGAACACCTGTAAAAATAGAAGTAGAATTAATTGGAGCAGATAATAAAACAAAGGAATTCATAACAAAAGTAATTCATATAGATAAACAATATCAAAGTAAATTACCAATAGGTTCTACATTTAAAATCCCTGCTAGAATATTCAGAACTCCAGGAGGTGGATGGTATAAGATTAAACACAAAGCATTTGAAATGGCGAAAGCTGATATGGATGCAGTTGAAAAATATGCGGATACTCAAATGAGTCCAGAAGATATTGAGTTAGGAAAAGAAACCGACCATTTCTTTCAAAGGTTAAATGACCCTAGAAATGGTAAAGAAATATCTCCCGCAGAATTAACTGGATTCTTTAAACGATTAGCAAAAAATAAAAAGAAATTCTTAGAATTTTTAAAACAATATAGAGAATTTGTCGTAACGGATAATCGTTCTAAAATCAATATAGCTTTCCTAAAAGTAGCTAATAAATTGATTGCCAAAACGGTGATGAGAAAAGCGGATTTCAAATCAGCAACTCCTGTATTCACAACTGAATCTCTAATAATGGAAGGTGGAGCATACGGACATATGAATCACCCTTTTGATGTACAAATGAATCTTACATTTGGTGATTTAAAAAATATTGTTAAGAAAGCATTGAGTGGTAAGTTAGAATTAGCGAGAGAGAAAACAGATGGACAGGCATTGGCTATTAGTTGGGTGAACGGAAGATTAGTGGCAGCTAGAAACAAATCACATTTAAAGAGTAAAGGTAAAGATGCGATGGGAGTTCAGGATGTAATCAGTAAGTTTGCTGGTAGAGGTTCTGTATCCGATGCATTTAGTTTTGCAATTAAAGATTTGGAATCAGCGGTAAAAGGATTATCCGATAAAGATAAAAAAGATATATTCAAAGATGGTAAATGTTTTATGAATTGTGAAATCATTTATCCAGAGAATACAAACGTAGTTCCTTATGGTACATCATTATTAGTATTTCATGGTACAATGGAATATAATGAAGCAGGAGATGCAGTTGGAGAAAATCCCGCAGCAGGTGCTAAATTGGCGGCAATGGTTAAACAAATCAATGCACATGTTCAATCTAAGTTTACATTACAAGGGCCTCCGGTTCAAAAATTACCTGTTAATAAAGATTTAAAAGCTAAACAACCGGTTTACTTAGGAATGATTTCTAAGCTACAATCTGAATTTGGATTAAGTGATAAGAATGGTGTAGCGGATTACCATCAGGCTTGGTGGAGACAATTTGTAGATAAGAATGCATCTTCATTAGATGAGCAACAAAAAATAGGATTAGTTAAGAGATGGGCTTTTGGTGATAAGAGTTTCCGTTTAGCTGATATTAAAGATGCTAAATTAAAAGCATGGGCAGACCAAACCGATAAGAAAGACCAGGCTAAAATAACAAAGGATAATCTTCTTAAGTTTGAAGAGATATTTTTAGGAGTTGGGGCAGATGTACTTTCATTTATGACATCGGTTCTAACTGCAAATCCGGAAGCTGCTAAACAACAAATGGTTGGTAGATTAGAAACTGCTATATCATCGATTAGAGCAACCGGTGATGCTAAAAACTTAGCTAAATTAGAAATAGAATTGACTAGATTGAATGCTTTAGGTGGGTTCGATAAGATTGTTCCAAACGAAGGTATTGTATTTACATATAAAGGAGCAACCTATAAATTAACTGGAGCATTTGCACCATTAAATCAAATTTTAGGAATATTCACATTTAGTAGATAATGGAATTATATACATCTAAAATAACATTTGATTCTGATTTGTTATTAAAGGAAATAAAGAGTCAGTACGATACGAGTTCTATATCAGAGCATACACCAACGGTAGCAATGCATAATTTAGATAGAAATTATCAGTTACCTAAGTTGAAGCAATTTAATGAATTGGTATTGCCTATATTTGATGGGTTAGAAATTGATAACATATTCTTATTTTTTGCACATCCTTCTGGTAAATTAGATTGGCATAAGGATGGTGGGCATGAATATAGAAGATTTATATTTCCAATTGTTTCTAATGAAAATTGTATAAATTGGTTTAAGTTGGATGAAATTGAATATAGTACTAGATTTGAAGATGGTAAAATACATTGGTTTGATTCACAAAGAATAGAACATAATGTAATTAATACAGGAAATAGTATAAGGGTTGCTTACCTATTAGATATGAAATGGGATGTAGTTAATATGAAAAAGGTTTTGGAAAATAACTTTGATATACATAATCTATTTACCCAATCCTAATATTTATAGTATATTGTTCAATAAATGAAAAGAATCCTAACTGAGTGTATTATTGTATCTAAGGAAATAGATAATAAATTTATTCTAGCTAAGAATAGAGATAGAGCTTATAACCCTAAATTAGAGGTAGTTCATACTATTATAGATGGGGTAGAAGTTGCTTATTTACATGATATGATTACCGATTGGAGTGAAGGAATGAATGAGCATGGAATTGGAGTAGTTAATTCAGCATTATTAGTTGGGCATGATGAAGCAGAACATAAGATAATCAAAAAAGGTGGAAAGCCAGGACCTGATGGTGATAAGATGAGAAACATCATCAAACAGCCTACACTTAAAGATGCATTAAAAGCTGCATTAACATATAAAGGTAAGAGTGGGATGTCTTTAAAGGGGCATACATTCGTTTCATCTCCAAAACAATTGATTAGTATCGAAACTACATCTAAACACAAACCAGAGATTAAATTACAGAATACAGAAAGTCCTGTAGTTAGAACCAATCATGGATATATGTTTACAGATGCAGGATATACACATGGTAAAAAATACTTAAGTTCTAAAATGAGAAAGGTATCAGCTGAAAAATCGGTTGATAAGGTAGAAGATTGGAAAGAGATAGCTGCGGCAATGAGAAAAGAATTTTTCCCAAAGAACTCATCATTAAATATGAGAAGAGATACGGAGGAAATGTGGACTTCATCTCAAACCGTATTGAATTTAACGGATAGAATTATACAGATAAATTACTTTGATAGTAAAGTAGAGGAGTTTGCTGGAATCAGAACTGAATTACCAGAAGGATATACTCCTAAGATTAAGATTGAGATTGTAAAATTACCTTAATCTCATTTTCCGTAATATATATAGATATACAAAATAGGTTATATGGCTAAAGAATTTAAGAAGAATTTAATGCATAAAACCCGCCGCGAATTGGTGGATTTTGTGTTTAGAGGGGAAGACCCAAACAGAGCATTTGGATATGAGAAATCTAATCCTCATATTAAAAGAGAAGTTGGTGAAGTATGGGAAGATGATACATATAGATACGAACAAAAAGAAGGGTTTGTATTAAAAACAGGTAAAAACCACGAAGCGTTTCAATCAGCAAGAGAATTTTTAAGAGAGAAAGATAATTGTAAAAATCCTGAATGTACTAAACAAAAATACGGACCTAATGATAAGATATTAATCAAAGAGTCTGGATTCTGTATAGATTGTAATATAGAAATGGATACTGAAGCTGAAAAACTTAATATCCACGAAGATTATAAAAACTACAGATTATTTGGGAGAGCCATTGATATGGCTAAAGAAGCAAAGGCTCAAATTGAAGATGGTATCAAAGAATTGAAACCACATTATGAGCAGGTTTTAGAGGATGGGAAAATTGAGATATGGCATTTACCAAAACCAGTGGATGAAATGAAAGCGGAAATGGAAGAAGAAATTGCTAATATCGAAAAAGGATTATCAGAATTAGAGGAGGATATAGTTATATATGAGAGAAAAGTGAGAGAGGTAGATAATCCGATACTAAATAGATTATTTTAATGCAAGATAAACAATTATCTTTAAAGGATGTAATTAGACAAGAGTATGTTAAATGTGCGGCAGACCCCGTATATTTCATGCGTAAGTATTGTAAGATTCAACATCCTACAAAAGGTAAACTAAGATTTGAGTTATTTCCATATCAGGAAAAAACTTTAATTCAATTTAAAGACCATCGATATAACTTAGTTCTTAAATCCAGACAAACGGGTATCTCCACATTAACTGCTGGTTATTCATTGTGGAAGATGATATTCAATCAAGATTATAACGTACTTGTTATCGCGATTAAGCAGGAGGTTGCTAAAAACTTAGTAACGAAGGTAAGAGTTATGTATGATAACTTACCAAGTTGGTTAAAGGTAGCAACACAGGAAGATAATAAACTATCACTCCGATTAGTAAATGGTTCACAAGTAAAGGCTATTCCATCTTCACCTGATGCAGGTCGTTCGGAAGCCTTATCACTATTGGTTGTCGATGAGGCGGCTTTCGTACCGGATATCAATGAGATTTGGGCATCAGCAACTCCGGCCCTATCAACGGGTGGTAGTTGTATAGCACTTTCTACACCGAATGGTGTGGGTAACTGGTTTCATAAACAATGGGTAGGTTCAGAGGAAGGAACAAACGAATTCAACCCAATCTATCTCCATTGGACAGTGCATCCTGAAAGAGACCAAAGATGGAGAGATGAACAAACAAAAGTATTGGGAGAAAAGTTAGCGGCACAAGAATGTGATTGCGACTTTATATCTTCGGGTGATACGGTAATCTCTCCTGAAATCCTAATGTGGTATAAGGAAACATTTGTTAAAGACCCGGTGGAAAAAGGTGGATGGGATGGGAACTATTGGAAATGGGAATATCCTGATTACAATAAATCC